TCTATCGCTTCTGCTGTTAAAATCTGTTGCTCTTGTGACCAACACCGTTTTCATTATTTTCATGAAATGCATATTTCTCTCCTATTTGTAGAATATGTGATTATTAATATAGACTGTTTCATTAAGTGAATCAGCCCAATAAGGATAAACACTATCACTATGATAATGTGTTGACCCCTCTGTAATATCCGGATAAGCTCCTTGTATTACATCTCTTGCAATGTGCAGAGATTTTAACCATGTTGGACTATCTACTGGTTCGTCAGATTTTCCATCACAGTACCAACTGAATTGGCATTGATATAGTATTGGTACCATATTGCCTTTCCAATTTTGTTTTAATTTAGCTTGGTATATAACTCCACAAACTGAAGTTGGATAATTCATGTGTTCTAATCTATTAAGTACCACATGAGCTACTGCTACTTTACCAGCCAATGGTTGATTACCAGCTTCAAAGTAAATGTTTTGAGCCATACAATAAATATCGTTATTTGCATCGCTTGCTCTTACTTGACCTGGCAATAATAATATAAACATTAGTAAAGAACCAAATGCCATTCCATATAGAAATGCTTTAAACGGGTGTGTATCTTTATTCATTAATAATACCTTCTACCCAATTTTCTGCTGTATTTTCAGCATATCTTTCTGAATGATTGTGGACTTTTCTTGTTGCATGAAAATCAGTGCCTTCAATTAAATCAACTTCAAACCCAAGTTTTGTTTTAAATACTTTTGCCACTCTATTACCTTTTTGATATTGGTGGTATACTTCTCTTTCTGTCATATAAACTCCTATATGTTATTTTTAAACACGAATTCGATAGCTCGTGCAGCTTCTTTTTCTAAATCTCTTTTATTGTACCAACCACCTGTATCAGTATCTAAATCTCTGCAGATATATTCTATTTCTTTTGGTGTAATTGGATATCCTTTACTGTGAGCATTACCAGCTGTTGTTAACATGATTTGATACATCTTTGCATACCAACCAGTTCCATTGATTACTTTATATTCATCAACTTGTTTCTTATTAACGAAAGGACAATCACGATATGACGTCCATGTATAATTTGTATTGTTTAATTCGTTTCTTTTTCTTTCAAGTAAAGCTTTTTGTATTGCTTCAGGAAATCTATCGAACATTGTTTGATTAGGTTTAACGTATGGATATTGTTCCATAAGTTTATGTGGGTCCATAGTATCTCCGTCATGAGAGAATATGAAATTAAAACTGTTTTTATATTTAGCAGGAACATAATACATTCTGCTTAGGTCTTTGGTTTGAGCATCAGCAATATCGCCAATCTCTTTATTTAAAGCATACCAAAAATGCTTAATGTCTTCTTTGTTAACGACATCAGTTAATGGAAAGACAAGTCTAAACTTTGGTGACTCAACTGTAGATGATGCTGTTGAATAACATACATAACGATACTTATCATACTTTGATTCAATATCTTTCATATCACCGTTATAATCATCAATATCAAGAATACCAAAGCCAGCCCAACCAACAACATTATCATTTGCACGTGTAGTACCTGTTTGATATATTGCTGGACTTAAAAGCGGAGCGTCTTTCTTTGTAGGATATTTAGTCGACTCAGAAAGCTTATAGAGAATAGCCTCGAACTCGTCGAAACTATTATAATCCATACGCTTATCTGTTTTGTTATCGTATATACTATCGAATATTGTTAAACTTACCATGATTGTTTTTGTGGCTTGGTCCCTCCCAATCTGCTGGTTTAATTAAGTCTGGTAATCCTAGTGGATTAGGTCTTTCTGGTTTTATGCCTACTTCTTTTGCTAAATTAGCTTTAAGTACTTCATCCCATGCTTTATTAGCATCAACGCCAAATGCATCAAGGGTACCTATTGCTACTACACATAAGTCAATAAGACCATCTACTATTTCTTCAGCATCCATGTTTACCATTGCTGCTTCTGTTTCATCAAGCTCTTCATGTAGAAAGTTAATTCTAAAATCAAGATAAGCTCTTAGTCTATCTTTATCGTTTCTGTTATCATGAATCCACTTATGCACTCCATATTTGAATTGCATATCACGGATATCTTTTACCCAGTCTTTCATTAAATACCTACTATTTTATTTGATGCTACTTGTATTCCACTATCCATTTCTCTTACCTGGTCAACGATTTGGTCAACTGGGTCAACGATGAATAGCACAAATTTGTTATCAATAGTAATACCATCTTTAGCTTTTGTATAAGCCATGAACGGCATAAATCCAATCTTACCTTCTCCAGCTGGAATAAGTGAATATCCATCTGTGATTGTAATTGAATCTTCATTCTCTACTACTTTACCGATAACTTCCTCTCCTGAGGATAGTCTTACTAATTTCATATTTTTCTCCATATTAGTCTATTATACCACATTTTTACGTAAATGTAAACGTTTTTATCCAAAAAAATCCTCAAGGTTTGCTACTTCTTTCGAAGACCAGCCTACTGCTTCCAAGACTGGTTCAATAGGGTCAAGGAATGTTTTTTGAAATTGGGTCTCATGGTCTATGTATTTAGTTAAGCCAAACTCCTCTGGGAGGTAGGATGGAAACGCAATGACATTTTCATGAATTGAATTTGGTTGACGAAGATATAAGAACTTAATCTTTTCTCCATTGTTAATGAGTTCGTATTTCTTTTTAAGTTGCATGTCTTCAATCAATTTGTTATAGAGTATCGAGCCACGAACGTGAATGGGCGTACCTTTTTTGTACAATGAATTTCTATCTTGGAACTTTTTGACTTGAGTTACGCCACGAGGAAATGCAATTTGGTCAGGGTCAAGAGTTTTGAAATAGTTTTTGAACTGTTCAATAGCTTCTTGTACTGTCCTTTCATCTTCTTTCATAATGACTTTGAATATATTTTTAAGAGCGTCACGACATGGTTCAGGTGTAGAAGACTTAATGGCTTCAATACCCATAATTTTAAGCTTTGGTTCAGCATATCTTACGCCTTCGTTATCATGTACATTCATAATATATCTTTTCTTTGCAGTCCAAAGCGCACGGTCAGCGATTGCTTCACGTTTCATAACCATACGATTATCTACTCCACCAAGATACTTATACAACTGGTCGTAGGACTTTTCAAGCTCTGGTTCAAGAGCTTCACTTGCAACTTTATCTAAGAAGTCAATTTTGTTTTCAGGTTTGAATTTTTGAACAAAGTCATCTAAGCATACATACAACGAATCTGTGTCGATGGCAATGACATAGTCTTTCCATTTTTCAGGTTTGAGCACTCTGTTGAGATAGGTGTTAAGCGAAAATTCGGCCCATCGAATTGTAAGTTGTCCGGTGAGGGTAATAGCTTCTGCGATTCTCTGGTCGAAGAATCGAAAATAGCGATTGCCAAGAGCACCATACAAACTGTTAAGAAGAATCTTAATAGCCATTTGTCTGTTTTCTGCAATAGCGATGTCTCTTTCGATTTGATATAGTTTTTGTTTGTCATTTTTATCTACCTTTTCTTTTTCTTTTTGAGCATTAATCATTTCTTGTTTAATCCCTACACGCTCTTTGTACATTTCATCGATGATGAATGGGATTATACCTGGCTTGTCTACGTTAAAGTATTGGCCATTTGCCGCAAGAGCTTTACCTCTATTAGGAGACATTTTATGCGAAGTGATTGCATCATCGATATCGAACTGAGTAATCTCTCCATTTGCAATTGTTTCTGGCGACATATTGTATTGCATAATAATTGATGGATAAAGAGAGTTTAAATCAAACGAAACGACATTGTCATGTATTCCTACTTGTGGGTCTTTTACATAACCACCTGGATAGTCAGACTTGACTTTATCTTCAACAAAAGGTATTGCAATATTGTTTGCGAATAATCTGCGATAGATAATCGTATCCCATATCATTGTAGTACCAAATGTATCGTTATAGTTAACGCCAGCTTTATACGCCATCGTCATACAAAGAGTAATCAATCCAAGTTTGTCTTCGATTTTATCGACAAGCTCAACGTCTTTAATATTATAATCGATAAACTTTTGGTGATTGTGTTTGTATAGAGTATGGAGATTAGAATACTCATCGTATGATAGTTTCTTTTCTCCTAGCACGACATGAGCAATGTTGTCGAGTTTATATGATTCTTGTGGTCCATAAGAATAGCCAAACTTCTTGAATAAGTCAAGGTAATCAAGTTGAGATATACCTTTAAGTTCATAAGCAGTTTGAGTTCTTCCCATCTTAGTTA